CAGATGATATGCGACTAAAGGCAGCTGATAAAGTTTCCGATATTTTTGGTTAGTTATTTTTGCCGTATTTTTGCCGTTAATGTACACAAGTACTATAACAAAGGCTTTTTACAAGCAATTTGTTATATCTCATTTATTATATCGCATTCGATAATTTTTATCCACGAAATAGCATATTACAGTTTTTAGCTGATTGGCCACAATGTAAATTTAAAAATTCTATCCACGAAATTATATAGTTTTACACGAAATTTTTGCCGTATTTTTGCCGTCAAATAAAAAAGAGGGGTGCCGCTATGGTACCCCTTTTTACTATTAATCTAATTCAACAAGGCGTTTCAATTCGCCATTTACAAACCACATTTCACAACGTACATTGTTTTTATCTGTCAATGTAGCCGTGTATAATCCGTCTTGTTTTGGTTGAATATCTTCTGCGAATTCATGAACTTTGCCTTCAAATGTAAATGTTTTCATATAGTTTACTCCTTTTATTAAAAACAGTATGCCGTGAACCGCACGGCTCGGAGATATGGATCACCTACCATTTCGCAAATGTATATAAAGCGCTGGCCCCTTTGAAGTGCTTACCTTCAAAATGTGCTAGACTTTGAAAGTCGCCAGCTTGATAACCGATTGTTTCGTATACCTTCCCTGTGTCCATTACAGTAACACCACCCATAATACGATGTACTTTATTAAAGTTGATTTTATATACATCAACTTTTTGCTCATCTGTATTTTCTACAACTGCCGTTCTATCGCTTTTTTCTATAGCTTCCTTTGGAACGCTAGGCGATTTTTCTTTAATAGCGTTTTTCGTAACTACTGCCGCATCATGTAGCGTTGGCGCCTTAGTATAGTATGTTGCTACTGGTTGTGCCGTTTCCCTGTATGCAATAATTTCCTTTGCTACCTTTGGCGTTACATTTAAGGCTTCCCCTAATTTTACCGGGTTCTTTGTGATTGCTTGATTTAAAAGTACCGGCTCTTGTAGCTTCTTAGTATGCATCACATTATAGGCAAACAGGCCAGCCACTCCCACCAGTAGCATAAACAATGCCACGGTGATAACGGGTGCGTATCGCCTTAATAGTTGAATGATAGTATCCATAATTACCCCCTAAATAGGCCAATCCAATACTAAATCCGCATCAAATTCTTTGCCTTCAATATTTTCGGTAAATGTATATTGCCATAGATTGGCGCCGTCATAATCACATTGGCTATTTAATTGTGCGCACCAGATAGCGCAACCGCCTAACTGGCTAACATCTAATACATTCACTAGCCAATCATAACTAGCGTATAGACCTGTATTAACGTACCCAGCTTGCCATAACTTATTGATAAACACGCTACAGATATTCGTTAATTGTTGGCCCGTTGGCATGCCACGATCTGCCTTGTAATCGTCCGCGTCTTCCATATCAAACCAGATACCCATAGGCAACTTATCCACAGTCAATCCGGCATCATTGAGCGTGTTTATTACGAATTCCGCTTCACTCGCTGCGTGTTCTTCATTCATGGCATAGGAATAGTGGTATACACCAATAGCTAAACCGGCATTAATAGCACCGTTGATATTGTTATAGAATTCACTATCTAAATTACCTCTGCCATAACCGATGCGGATAATAGCGAAGTCAAAGCCATTAGCCTTGACCGCTCCCCAATCCACTACGCCGTTATTTTCGCTTACATCAATACCCCTCATGTTTCACCTCATAATTTAACCTTATTTTCAATTTTGGTTCTAATTAAATCTAAAAACTTCCCCATAGATACGTTGCCGCCGTCTCTTAGGTTTTCAAGAATAGATAAAAATTCGGACGAGCCTAGATATAGCCATACCAGCGATACGGCAAATTGTCTTTGACCGCTCATTTCATCAAATAAAATAGCGGCTACAGTAGCCGCTACATATGTCATAACTTTACCTATTAACCCTTTACGCATATATTTAGATGCTATGAGTTGTTTTTCAAATGCAATCGGTATGGCCCGGTATTTTTCCCACGTGGCGATTTTCTCTGGATCATATCCAAATTCATCAACCAACATTTTATATGCGATACTTGCCCATTTTGTGAGCAAGTCGACAAACACCAATAAAATAAACACGCCCAATATTTGAACGTGTTTTATTCCAATCAGCCAGATTGCCACCGCACCAGCGCCACTTAATAGAGTTTTTAATATGAAACTTTCCGTTAAAGAGTTCCAACATTCAGCAATAAACTTAATCAAATGTTCCATTCTTACCTCTTACTTTACTTTACCTAACCCATATACGCTACGCGCTATATTGGCTTTTCTCATATTGATTTTGTCTAATTGTTCCCTCTTTTGTTCGCCGCTCATGCGGTCATTATTAATAATAGCCTTAGATGCTTTGTTTAAGTTCTTAAGGCTATCACTTGCATTTTTGAGTTTTGCGAATTCTTTGGCATCGTATCCTTCCGGTCGTTGCCCTGTTAATTTGAATTCATTATGTAGTTTTTCTTGTTCCTTATAATCATCATAAACCCTCTGTACGCTATCCGATGATTGATAAGGCGCCACCGTGAAACCTCTTAACCCCGGCGCTTCATACCATTTTTTAGATGCATTATTTTCTTTCGCACCAGAAACCGCATCAACTGCGCTTAAACCTAACCCAGCAAGGCCGCCGCCGTACCCTCTTATTGTGTTATCTACAATATACGGTGAAACGTTGATTTTATCGCCTACAAATTTTGCTACTTCGCTAGTATTAGCGCCGTACTGTAGGCGTGCCGGCAAGTTTTCTTGTGATTGCGGAATAATATTGCGTTGTCTAAATAATGAATAGTTTGTCATGGCTTCAACAACCGGTATCATAGCCGTAGGCATAAAGCTAGGTGCAAGGCTATCTATTACCCTGTCGCCGAAACCTTTAAAACCTACGCTTTTACGGTTGTTTTTCGCATCGTCAAAATACTGTAACATACGTTCAAACGCTGTACCAAATAACACGCCAGCTTCAAACGGCTTAGGAACACGATACATATTTTCTTTGCCCGGAATAATCCAGAATGTATCTTTTTCCCATTGTGGCAACTCTTGGTATCGTTCATCATCTTTATTCATATACCATAACAATACACTTGGTAGTGTAATATATAGCATAGTTTTTACCGTCATACCGCGCGGATCTTCTTTAAACGCACGGGCCATTTTGTCAGCGCCTTGGATTGCAGCATTAAAAAAGGCTATTACTTGATTTGCCTTTTTAGTATGCGAACCTCTACGGCTAAAATCTAACGTTATATCACGGCTTTCAAGTGCTGCTTCACGTGCAGTCAAAGGCTTTCTTTCTTTACCGAATAGGCGATTACCTAAACCAGTATAACCCTTTCGTGCATTGTCATATTCTGCCAATCGTGTTGCCACTTCTGTTGCTTCACTCATAGCGCGCAATACTTCAATCGGATTTTTGATTAATTTAGTAACCTTACTATCACGGCTCATAATATCGCGTAATTGACCGCCTAAATAGTCGCGGTCTAACGAAACCATTGCCGCATGTGCTGCGCCGGACTTCATATAGTCCCAGTATAATTCGCCTTTTTTAAGGAATAGTGCAAGGCCTTTGAAAGTATCGACAACCGGAATAAAACCATGTTTTGAATAGATAGATGCACCTATCATATCACGTACAGGGTTTCGCAAGATAAATTCCGGTGATAACGTAGCGCCAGCGCGTAACCAGTTAGCCGGATATGACAAGATTTTAGCAACCATATTGGATTGGTCTTTGTCTAACATGCGCATTGTTTGAATAAGTTCCGGCGTTGTTTCGTAGGTAACTTTTTCACCGCCAACCCAAACATTGAATGTATTATCTGTTTTAGCCTTGTTACCATATACACGTTCCACGATTTGGCCTACGCCGTTTTTATCGGCTAATTTCGCAAATGTACGGCCAACGTGATTGCGTTCGATTGTGTTATAAAATTGGAAGGTATTTTTTATAATGCTTTCCAACGGATCTATAATATCGCGCGTACTACCTTTAAAGCGTTTAACCGGACTAGATACATCAATAAAACCCTTTCCGCCAGATAAAAGCGACTGCATGCCAGCATCTGACATATCACGGAAGAATGGAATATAATGCGGGTACATTTTCCGCATTGTATGATACGCCTTAGCAGTTAGCATGCCTTCTTTAACAAGCATTTGTAATAGATAATCTTGATATTTATAGATTTCAACTGCTGCCTTTTGAAAGCGTTCATTTCCAGCATGCTTACCTAATACGGCAGCATCTTCGGTATAATCAAACGTTGCTTTTTGTTTGTTTTTGTGTAGGTCTAAATCATGCAAGGCTACAAGGTATGCGGAGAATTCCTTATGTTCCTTTTCGCCTATGCCTTTCAAAATGTCTTTGAGTGGGTTTATACCGTGTTCCGGTGCACCATGTTCAATAAGTGTTTCTGCTTTACCTACCCAGCCACGCGCAAGCCATGCTTGCATGTATGGATTGTCATCAAAAGCAATCTTTTCGCCTGTTTGGCGTTCGACTTCCTCAACTAAATCCTTCAACGGGTTCAATTCATCAATGACTTTAGTATATACATCATTTAACGCTTTTTTGATTACGTCCTTAGCTTCGCCACGTTTAACCGCATCAATAGCTTGGCTAACTTTCCCCTTACTTTCAAAAGAAATGCTCCCTTTGATACGTTCCGCGCCGCCTTGACGGTGCCATTCATGAACCAGCTTCGATAATTTATTAGTGATGCCGTTTAATTCCGGTTCTTTTGCAATCGCTTCCTTAAAGTGTTTATAGAATTCTGGGAATTCCCGTTTTGCTTTCGTGCGATCACTTACATAATCCTTAAAGAATTCTGCGTAACCTTCTCCGCGTATACCGTCCATACCTAATTTATTGTATGCTTTACCGAAGCGGTCTTGAATTACACGATTAAATTCGCCATTAAATTGTGCATCTTTACTAAAATTAAAATAGTTATCCACATAATGGCCTAACTCATGCATGATAGTTGGAATTTCGCCATAATTACCGCTGCGAATTACATCAGTTTTAGTATTATACCAGCCGCGTACGTTATCACGGCCCAAACGGCCACTTTTAACACGTTGATTGAATAAGTTATTAACTGCATCAAGAATTTCCTTACGTGTTACGCTGCGGCCTAACCGTTGTACTTCATCAATGCCAGTATGTGGTGTTCCGTTATCTTTAGCACTATATTGTAGTGGTTCATTAGGCTTAACGCCTTTACTTTCCAAATAGCGATTTGCCATTGCTTCGTTATTGCCAAACGCTTTTACAACTGCATTGTGTATTTGCTCATGTGTTGCATTGTCTAAAAGTTGGCTTGGTTGTTGTGCGTGTTTGCTCACGCCACCTTCTACCGGTTCCGCTTGTAACATTTTAAGTTCTTGCGTATCTGTGATTAATTCGGCAGCACGATCACGGCGAACCGTTTCCATATATTCATGGTTCAAACTTTCAACCGGTACATCTAGGCTTTCAGATAATCGAACCTTAACCGCATCAAGTTCCGTTTTAGGAATATCCGGCTTAGTTGCTTTGTTTAAATCTTTCAAGATTTCTGTATTAGAATGAACTTTATTTTCTAATTCAGTCAACCGTGTTTCAGATGCATCATTTTTAACAACGTCTTTTAATTCGTTGATGATTGTTTCACGTGCTTTTAGTGGCAATTCATCAATAGCATTTTTCAAACTTACGTTTGGCGCATCTTCTTCATAACGAAATCTACTATTTATATCGTTTTCAATCGTGTTTTTTTGAATTTTAGGTGTTTCATTCTCTACAAAGTCAGTATTTATGCGGTCTTTAGGCTGAAAATCGTTTATTTCGCCTGTACGAGCCGTTTCACCTTCGCCTTGATAGTTTATACCTAAATCATCGTTTTTAACCGATTTCTTTTCGGTATTTTCAACGAAACTATTCAAATCTGTGTGCGGCTCTTCTCCCTTTACCGCATCACGTTCAATGAACTCATCCCTAAATGGTTCTTCACGTGATACTCTGTTGGGGTCTAAGCTACTATCTTTAAATGATGTATCACGTGGCCCATTTTCGTATTTTCCGTAATTGCCGTTAAATGTTTCTTCCGCAATCTGTGCGCGAACATCATCACGTGCAAGTGCCGGATTTGGTCTTTCGTATTCTTTACGTACAATACGAGCCATTTCCGCCGGTGTTGCATCTGGATGCGCACGCATTGCTTCAAGTGCAGCACTTTCGGTGTTATGCAATTCCCATACGCTAAAATCGATTTGTGTTCGCCAGTCCCACGGATCTAACCCACGATTTTCGGCAAATTTCAATAAACCGTTTTCGCCGTTCAATCTATCCCCAGTAAATTGAACCAAACCACGGGAGCCGTAGCCGTCGCCACTTGTAACTGTTGTACTAAAACTACTTTCAGCGCCAATATTACCAGTCATGCCGGCCGCTTCAACATCGCTCAATCCATTCATGCGATAACGGTTATACACGTCAGCTTGGATATTGCCTGTTTCGCCTTCCATTGCTTGTCCATTCAAACCGCCTTCGGAATATTCGCGAGGTTCTACTGCGTTTACCTCTTCCGGTACTGGAATATCATCAAAAGCATTATACATAACGCTTTCCTCGAATTTAGGTTCATTTTTGGTAAATCGTTCCCCAATATCCTCAAATGCATTCGTTGCCTTTTCTTTGATATGTTCACCAACACGCCCCACACGTTCGCCGATTGCTCCAGATACTTTTTTAGGTGTTGCGCCTTTTACCATCGCAGCCGGCAAAAATACATCATCCCACAAGTTAGTAGGATTCATGGCTATATTTTGGGCAAATTCACCAGGGTCGTCAATTAAGCGTTCTACTGGATTGGCAATAGGGTCTACAAAAACATTTTTAGCCGTGGCTACATATTTATCCCCTAAAATTCCTTCTGGTGCCGTTCCTTCGTTTTCTGCTGATGCATTGGCGTTATACATCTCCGCCGTATCATTTGCAATCGTAGGCGCAGCAAGGACGCCCGCAGCTATTCGCACCTGTGGTGGAACATACGGAGTAATTGCTAGATATCCAGCCGGCTTGCCAACTGCGGCATTGTATGCTTCTGCTCTTGCTTTGTTTAGGCCCGGCGTTGCATGTTCGTTTACAAAGTCGCCGTTATCGTCAAACGCAGAAAAATTATCTCCATTTGCTTCAATGGCATTAGCAGCACTTTTGGAATACTCCCTACCTAGATTATTCGCTTTGTTTAATACATCATCTTTCCAATTTCCCAATGTATTCCCTACATTGTCATTGATTTCTTTGCCTGTTTTGTCAATCCATTCAATATTATTCTTAACGCCATTAGCAACGTATTCGGCATTATTTTTAACGCTATCCCAAAACGTAGGCTTGGGTACATTATCCGCATCATAGCCGTATTCGGTTGTTATATCTTCAAAGGCGTTGCCGCTTCCGGCTGCCTTACCGTATTGGTTTGTAATATCATCAAACGCACCCATAGTCTACCCCTTTTATTAATAAGACTTTAACCACGATTTATAATTACCATAACCAGCCGCATCAAGTTCCGCTGCTATCTGATCATCACTCCAGCCTTGCGCTGATAGTTCATTCATTCGCTTGGATACTGCTGCTTGTTCCTCTGCTGAATAAGTCGGTTGCCGTTTTACTGTAGGCGTTCCACCGCCAGCCGTTGGCGTACCGTTTAATGCACCTTGTAACTTACCATAATAAGGACTTTCGCTTTCGTCCTTATCTGGGTTAGCCTTAACCCATGCAGTATGCTGCGCTGATAGTGTTCTTAATACCTGTGCATTATATCCACTTGTGCCTGTTTGTGATGCGGTAGGTGTTTTAACGTGAGTACCTACATATTTCATGCTGCCGTCTGTACCAACAATATATGTTTTACCGTCTGGCATAACCTTGATATTCTTCGCGCCAAAGTTACCGATGTTTTTCATTTGGCCGTCCGGAGTCATTACGATAACTTGGCCGTTCGCAAATTGTTTTGTTTCAACTTTGCCATAACCGCCCATATCTTGAATAGTACCGTCGCCCATGTTGTAACGTACAATATGGCCGTTTTGCGCACTACTAAATTTGTAATCCGGCTTATCAAGCGCCGCAATAGAATTCAAGTTATTCATATCAATAGTACCAGCACCAACTTTACCGGCTAGATAGTTATATCTTGCAACGGCCGGCGCCAACCCTTTAACCCGTTTTGTGTTATAGGTATCTACAACCGGGTTCCCGTCCTTGTCTTTAGTGAATACAAGGTTGTTCATGATTTGCTGGCGCATTGGTTCAAGCACTTTTTCTTGATATTCGTTGACTTGTTGCATATACATATTATTCACGTCGGTTTGATATTGTTCGTTGGCTAAACCTTGCGCCGTCTTGAAATCAAAACCAGCTTTGACAAGGGCGAGTGTATTTGCCCCTAGTCTTTTACGTGCTTCACTTGTTACAGTCGCTTTGTCTGGAATGGAATATTGACCCGGCGCTTTATCCTCGTTGGTACTACCATTTTCTACCAATTTGGGCGCCCCACGAAAAGGGTTATTCGCCCTTTGTTGCATCATTTCTTGATACGTTTGCGGTACACCATTACCAATACCGGTATTATTTAGGTTTTCAAAGTTCCATAACCCTGTATTTTGTTGTGGTGGCTGAACTGGTGCGGCTGGTGCATCTGTGTTAGCTTGCATCGGTTGTGCTGGTGCTGCCGGATTTTGACCGCCCCATAATCCTTGATTATTCGCCACTGCTTGCGCACCGAAGGAATTATTACGCATAGCATTATTAATAAATTGTCCAGCGTTAAATTGTCCTTGTGTTGGCATTTGGCTTGCCGTTTGTTGTGCCGGTGTCGCCTGTTCTCCGCCGTTTAGCATATCTTGGTATCCATGCGCCATGCGGTTATTCTGAATTTGCCCTAAACGGTACCCACCGTATCGACCAGCCAACTCGCCGATACTTTCCCAAGGGTTATAATCTTGTAAATAAATAACGCCCATTGTGTTATTCCTCTACTTTCTCCGATTTCTTACCTTTAGTTTTCTTTGTTGTTTTTTCGTCTGTTACTTCGTCAGTATCTTCCGAATTTTCATCTGTCGGATCGTTTGTTTCGTCTGTTTCTTCACCGGTTCCCTTGTCGTCTTTTTTGCCGGTGGTTTCAGATGTTTTCTTTGCATCGGCAATCACTTTTAATTCCTCTTCATTGATGCCTTCCGCCATAATGCCGTTAGCATAGAAGAGATTATCACCAGTACATTGCAATTCAAATACTTGTTCAGTATTGCCAGTTGGTTCGCTAACTGTAACGACTTGATAACCATGTACCGTCATAATTGGTTCACCGATTACAAGTTCTTCAACTAATTTAAGACCTTCCGGAGTTAATACTTTTTCACTACCTGTGGTAACAACATTACAATCAACAGTTTCAAGGCGATGTGTTTCTTTTTCGCCCATATCATGCAATGCAATTACGTCATTAACCGCACCCAAAGTGATAACAGTATCACCATTTACAAATGTTTCGATTGCTTTGCCACCTTCCGGTGTTGCAATCTCTGTACCTTTTACGAAGCAAAAACCTTTCATAAGACCTCCTAAAAATCCACCGTTACCTTGCTTAACCATTGTTTGTGCCGGTTGTGCAAGTCCGTATCGTAATGTCATATATCTGTTTAATAAATCCTCTTGATCTGCATTATTTAACTGACTCATAGAATAATAATCCTTAGCCGGTTGAGTAGATGCACTTTGTGTTGTTGCGCCGGTATTAATAGGGTTTTGTGCTAACCCCTCACGTTGACCAATAAGGCCCGCCGAAGTACCGGCATTATTCATTTGATTTGTGTACCCTTGATTTAACAAGTTAGCTTGGTTTACGATGCCGTTTTGTTGGTTATTATAGGTATTACCCCAAAGACCCATTTTTGCACCGATGCCACTCAAACTATTATTAAATGCTTGCGAATTAAGCGCCGCCGCTTGGTTCAAATCATTTGCATATTGTGCCGCAAGTGTATTTGATGCATTCTTGCTAATATCATTCAACGCATTATCTGTGATTGAAGAATTAACAATGCCACGACTTGCCAAACCAGAAACCGCATTACCTACCGTAGCCTGTAAATCATTATTTAACGCTTGCCGTCTAGCATCTGCATAAGCCGTAGGAAGTTGGCCATTGGTAATACTATCCATTGCGTTTTGATTTTTGAGCAATGCGCCGTTATATTCATTCGCTAGTTGCCCTGCTCCATTGTTCATAGCATCAACGCTGGCCCCTAACTGATTTGCATAACGTGTGTTATCCGTTAAGTTCTTGGCGCCAGCCGTTGCCACTTGATTTTGCAATGCTGCTAGTGCATTTTGGTTATCTTTGTTAGTCCCCAAATATGCATTGTACATTTGCTGATATTGCGGACTAACTACATTATTTAAGGCTCTATCGCCCATGCCTTGCAAGGTGTTTGCACTTTGATTGGTTCTATTAATCCAATCCATTTGCCCTTGTAAGAGTTGCTTTTCTTCGGGGCCGGCTGGTGGTAAATTAGCACCTATGCTTTGTACCTTTGATTTTTTGCCGCCCCCAAATAATTGCAAGTCAAATGTAAACATGCTTTTCCTTTCTACAAAGTCGCTTCAAGGTGTTTACGCACCGTTTTCAGTACTTTGTAATCAAACCCATTATAGGTATAGTCCATACTTGGAACACGTTCCATATTCCATTTTTTTATGAAACCGCGCACGCTTCGATGTGTTGCCGTTACAATTACATCAAGATCATTCATCTTCATAACTTCCACGATGTACTTGCCTATTACTTTCATATCGCCGTATGTCTGCCAGATAGTAAAGTACCGCTGGCCGTCATGTTCGTTGATAGTCCAGAATAAGAACCCAGCATTAGGGAACCATTTGAAATAGTAATTGTATTTATCTTTGTAATTGTTGTTTTCATCAAAATAAAAACCGCTTAGACTAATACGTTCACCTGTGCGCCGCTCATAATCTTTTATCATATGTTCAAGGCTATCTAGTTTCATGTCTAATCTCCTATTCGTTCGATTGAGTATTTAAAAGGGGAGTCCGAAACAAAATAACCGCCATTGATATTATTGTCAAAAATACCTTGTATCTCCAATCTATAGTCAACGATTTTTGAAGCCGATATTTTTATGGTTACTACAACCATTCTATTTTCATTACTCGTTACAGTTACATCGTATAATCTGTATTTTTGGTATTCCATACTTATTTTGTACTTACCACGTGGAATGAATATAGTTTTTGTTTCTGTAAATGAACCGGTTACTTTTTTATTCCATGTAATCGTTTGAAAATCAACCGGATCATATTGTACAGAATACTCGTGCCCGTTAATTTCCGTTTTAAGCGGTGTTGATGTGTCGCCATAACGTGCATAATAATCACGACCATTAAACGGAATATAAATACTTTTTCCGTTTGTAACGCTTTTATCTTCATGCAATTTAAAACGGTATGTTTGACCGCCTTTTTCAAGTACTAGATTAGGCATTATTCCACCCTCAATTTAGCGCCATTTGGGAATAAAAGGTTATTATTCTCATCAAATGTTGCTATCCTTTGCCATGCACCCATAGTATTACTATTTGTATCGAATCGAATATATGCGCCGTTACTATTCACAAAATACAGTTGCGCCCCTAGCACTCGTTGGTCGCCATCAAATGTCCACGGAAAAGCAACACCCATGCCCCAACGTTGTTTACCCCACAAAGTATAGCCATTTACCTCACCAACTAACATGCCAGAGTACCCAACACGAGTGTTTGACATTTTATTAAAATCAAGCGGATCATTTGTAATGCCCGGAACTTTTAAAGTTCCTGTCATGGTATCGCCAGACTTTTTAACACATGCTTCTGCATTTGTTGCCGTATCCGCGCTTTCTGCATGTTTGGCTTTATCTGCACTTTCTGCATGTTTAGCTTCGTTTACCGTATCCGTTTTCTTGTAATAGGTTTCGCCTAGTCCGTTTATAGTATCGGTAATGGTTTTTAATGTACGTGTTGGATTGTTTGTAAAGTTTTCATCGCCAGCTATCTTTTTAATAGCTTCCGCCATTTGATTAAGAATGTCTGTAATCAAGTAGTCTTTACCGTCTACCCTACGTTTGCCAATTACGGCATCGGTAGCGGTATTGATAGTCGGATCATAGTACTTAATCGACTTTACACGTGTTGCATCTGTTACGGCGATTGCTACTACTACACGTAGAATGTTTTTCCAGTACGTGCCTGTGTACACATTCATTTTTTCGCTTGTAGTGTTGTAGTACATTTTATCTGTTGCCGCTTCCGGTGCATTTGGCTGCCGTAATGGTTCTAGTGTTGTACTACCATAGGTTAGGCCCCCAGATGCGGAACGTTCTACATACAAATATGATGTACTATTGGCCGGTAGGCTCCATGCGCTTTGCTTACGGGTTACCGTTTGCACGTAGTCAACGGCGCCATAATCGTTGAAACCGTCAGCAAATGACAATAGAACTGGTGTTTGACTGCCGTCAATCATTACGCTTAGACTATCGCCAGTCAAGAAAGCAAATTCACCATTGCTCACCTTACCACTTAATACCCTATTGCGTAGACCACCGCCAGAACCACCGCCAGAACCACCGCCGCCGGCTTTGAGTTCCATTTGTTGCGCAATATTTAATAGTTCATCGCGGTTTTTTTGGATACTTTCCGGTACTGTATCACCCTGTGGCGTAATATCCAAAGGGTATTTTTCTTTATAAGCCATATTTAAACTTCCTCATATGTATAATCTAATTGGCGTAAGGAAATTGCGCCCTTTTGAACATTGATTTTGAATTGTACATTACGATTTGCACCGCCGCCAATTTTATAAGCCTTCGTATATTCATTAACATTCATCAATGCTTTATAATCGTAGGTCTTAAAGTTCGCATAGTAGGTTTTAACTGCCTTGCTAGCGAATTCAATCGGTTTAGGTTTCTTATTAGAAATGCCAATCGTGCCGTATCCGGGTATTAGGTTATGCGTTACAAAATTATAGTTCATAATTAATATGAATTGTCTTGTTGCAAGCCTATTACCACTAACTATTGACGTCTGAATTTGTACGCTATCATCGGTATCTATAGTTTCGTCCAAGATGCCGATTTTATTTCCGTAGGCAATGTATACTTCTTTGTCTATGCTCACCGCATCATTGATGTTGTGCGTAAATTTTCTTGATGTAAAAACACCTCGACCGTCCTCATACCGTGGCAAATAATGATAAATGAATATCGTATCGCCGTTATACGGCTTAATCCATATTTGCTTACGACTGGATATATGCCATACATCACAATCTTTTGTAATGTACTTTAATAGATACGAATTAATATTCAACCCTGTTTCAAACGGCTGAACCTCCATATAGGTATTAGTAGGCATAAACGACATAAATCCTTGATTACCTAAATAATAGCTACGATCATCAACGCTCACCGTTGCGCCGCTACAGTAACCAGTATAGGATAGAGGGTATACCGTTAAATTCCTTGCATCCGGCGTGCCAACAACTTGATACACACGCCCATATTCCTTATAGACGATAATCGCACGTGATAAGAAATCAACTGCAATAATACTGCCTTGGTCTTTATACCCAACATCCACATATTGCGCACTAGATGCATCGTTATTGTTGTGAGTCCATGCGTTGTAGTCGCCAACTGCCGACCAGTTCAACCGATGCGAATGAGTCGATGCAATCAGCACACGTCCAGAATGACTGGATACTATATCGCATACAGGACTTTCAATAGTGGCCAACTTACCAGCACCAGAGATAACTTGTAATTTATCACCACTAGCGATAAGAATATCACCGCCAAACGCATGATATTTCGGTTCTCCTGCGCCGTTTAACGTACCCAGCAATGTATTAGTATTAAAATCAGTAGAATACAAGTTTCTACCGCTAGAAAAGTACCATTTGTTACGATAGACATCGAAATATAGCGTTTCTACCGGTAATCCGAAATCATACAACACACGAACACCCGGAACGGTACGCAAGGCGTTATCAGTCCTATCAAATTCGCATTGTCTAGCCTGTGTCAAGGCTTGAACGTCTATATTCTCCGGCGGGTTGCTCCAGTCAAGGCCTAATCTAAAACCATTTGTCATGGCTACTTGTTTAACACCCATTATGTTATACCCCGTGCCACCTTAATTTGTTCCGTGATGTAGTCAATGAATGTCTTATCATAAGCAGCGTAATCAGTCATAAGTGATTTTTTCTTCACCATAAAGGATATAAGCTGCACTAGATATTGATGAAAGAATTCGGAAAACGGAATAGTGTCGTTTAAATCATCAATGTGATTTTTCCTTACGCTATAAAATACTTGATTAACCGTTTCACCGTCATACGTTTCAAATGTTCCGTTTATGATGCGGATAGGATAGCCAGTTTTAGGAACGAACCCCATAAAATCGGAAGGAACCGCCCTTTTATCCTGTATATCCATATTCTTAACTACTTCACGATCTTTAATACTAACTAGGATAGTCGTTAGCCAGTCAATCGCTGCGTTAATGTACTGGATATATTCTAGTCGTTCATCAAGGATTTCGTTTGACTCTACATTAACGAGAGTAATCAATTCGCTTACTACCATAATTCCAGTATCCTTCCGCAATTACACTATCATTGTTACCTAACCCATTATTAATCGATTGCAACGCACTAATCATATTTGCCGATATTCCGGAAATATCAAGGTTCATCACTCTATATACGACATAGTCAACTAATAATGTTTCGAGTTCTGCCGGTAGTCCGCTATCATCTTCGAGCATCTTATATCCCGCAGTCTTTATATAATCAACGGTGATTTTCTGCTCTTTGTCCGCATCAAATACTACCGTTTGCAAATTCAATACTTGGTACCTATCTACTTCCGCATCATCTGCTTTGACTTTCAATATACTGATACATTGAAAAGGCAAAGTGATCCGTCCGTTTCCGGTACCCTCAAATGTGCCTGTTGCAAGGCTCGGGCAATATTGACCGATTAGGGCATTTAACAGGTGATTGCCCTCGTTGTAATACTCCATTAAGTAATACGGAGTATATTGTTCTTGCGAGGTATCGCCTATTTGCATGAACGCCCTATTGATGAGTTGTTTTACGTTCATATTCACCCCATATAAGAATAAAGGCGGGTGTTACCACGCCTATCATATTTACGCTTCTACTACGCCACCAGTCATAACATTGATTACGCCGTAATCTTTGCTATTGAACTTGGATTTTTCGATTGCGCCATAGAAAGCGATACCGTTACCTTCTACGTTGCCGTAGTCGTCCACTTGTTTAATGTGCTTTGCTGGACGAGATACTGCAAAGCATGCCGCTTGTTTACCTAAAAGCAAGTTGTGGCACACGTTAGCACTAGATGCGCCTGTTTTGTCGTTCAATACGCGTTCGTATTCATAAAGAATAACGCCGTCATATTCACCTAATGCACCTGTGAAGATAGGGTTTTTAGAACCACGAACGTTAGCGTTTTGTTGTGCTGCAAGCCACTTAGCATCATCTTTCAAATCACGAGCCGCCCAAGGAGAAACCAACATAATGAATTTGTCCATGCCGTCAACCTTAATAGGTTGTACCTTAGGGCCGTGCATTTGCGCTTTACGTTTAGCGCGAGAAATGAGTGTAGTAGTCAATTTATCGTTTGCCGTGATAGATGCTTGCGTACCGGCGGAAGATGCATAAAGTGTTTCACCAGATGTAGGAGATGCGGAAAGTTTAGCAATTAACTTGTTATCTTGCCAATCTGCAAGCCATTGTTTTAACGCACCTTTGATTTCTTTTAACATGTCATATTGTGTTTTTTGATCATCCGCTTCAAAGCGAGAAACCGCATTACGTACTAATTGAGTTTGTACGGTGAAATCATAGATGTTCAATGCTTCTTCGTTACCAGTCAATGTCGCACGGTTACCTTCAACACCAGCACCGCTTAAATTCATCATCAAGCCAAATGTTACTGCATCGCCTTTGACACCTTCTAAATCTTTGTTTTTATGTACAACGTTAGAACCGTCAAGTGCGGTGAACTTATCGAAGAAAGACTCTTTTAATCCTTCATGCCACACTTTTTTAGTCCAAATCTTAGGGACTAACGCCGCTGGAATAGTTACTTGATTTCTTTGTTCTGCCATATTTTACCTCTTACAATTCGTCAAAATATTTGCGTACATCGTCCGGCAATGCATCAAGATTGCCTGTATCATACGCTTTCAAAATATCTTCTTCCGTTACCTTGTTAGGTGTAGGAACGCCACCATTGAGTGCGCCAGCCTTAGGCAATGTCGCCGCTACTTCTAGTGGGTTGTTTGGTACTTCGGTACTTGTCGCCCGTTCATTTTGCAATTCATCAACAAATTTTCTAATGGTTTCAAAATCGGCTTCTGTACCTTCGCCCTGATCAACGCGATAAAATGCATCATTAATCGGTTGTGCATCGCGCATCGTCATTCCGTTTAACTTCTCTACACCACGTTGATACAACTCATTAAAGTTTGGTAGCGATTTAATTTCATTTACGAAATTTAGGTTAGTTTGTCGTTGTTGATGTACTGCAATTTGCTGATTAGTAATCGCATATTCTGCGTTAGCTTCAAAACGAATAAATTCGTTGTACTTTTCAGCATCTTCATACATCAAACCTTCTAAATCTTCCGCCGTCATATTGAAACGTTTTAACGCTTCACGGCGAACGAAATCGCGAATATTTGATACTTCTTCTTGCGGCAATTCAATCGGTTTTTGCTGCGCTTCGAATTGTCTAGCGCGTTCTTCCGCCGCTTTACGTCTTGCGCGTTCCTGTGCAAGTGCCGCCTTTAAGTTCTGATCGTTCGCATGATTTTCTTCTTCCGTTTCACCTTCGTTAGTATTCGGCGTTTCTGTTTCTACTTCCGCATCATTCGCATCACTTTCCGGTGTTTCAGTAGAGGGAACATCGTTTGCACCTTCCTGTGTATTCGTTTCTTCGGTTGTATCTTCCAGTTCTACGCCCGCATTTTCTAAATCTTCTGGAGTGAAACCAGCTTCTTCGATGTTTACTAAATCTTTTTCCATATCAAATACTCCTTTGCCTTTTAACGTCATTGCCGGACGAATATAAGAATATGGCAGTTTAACGCCGTTGCCGGGCGAGTAAATAAGTGCAAGTAGTTTAACGCCGTTGCTTAGGGCGAAATATAAAAAACGCCCCATATAGGAGCGTTTTATTATTGTGTTGATAGTTTATATTACATACCGCTTAAATCGTTCACAGGCGGTAAAATTTGCGGTGCATTTTGAATGTTTGGTTGTCTACCTTTCAAGGCTAACCGTTCCGCCATGATTTGCTTTGGTGAAATTTCAACGCCTAGCGTTTGTAAGTACATGCTTAATGCTTCTGCTGGCATATCATCTAAGCTACCGCTAACACGCAATTCTGGCATAGCCGGCTTTTCTGACATTTCTTGAATACGTTTCTTGACGGTTTCTTTCTCTGGGAAATCCATGAAATCAAGAATAATATCCATAGGAATATCAACGCCGCTTTTCTTAGCTTCTAATAATTGATATAGGTTAGCCTTGCGAGCCGTTGCGCTTGCTTGGCTTGTGCTAATCACGATATCAAAATCAAAGCAGCTTAAATCATACAATACCTGTTTGATTGGGTTTCCCTCTTCATCTAATTTAGGTTGTCCGAACGGATCCGTGATAACTTGTTCTTGCATTGGCTGACCTAATTCCGGTTGAATTTGTACGAACTCTTTCTTACCGTCGTCGCCCAAAATTCGCATTGCCTTTTCTTGGTTGTAGAATTGAGGAATTAAACCCGGTGCATTCTTTTCACCCCATAGCAATTTGACAATTTGTAACTCCGCTTCTTTTGTCTGTGCGAATATATCCGCCGTTTGTACGGTTGTTACAGATTGCCGCAAGTCGATTGCCTTGCCACTCATAGAACCAATACTACCGGAAAGGCTTTCCGGGGTTATACCGCTAATAGAATAAAAGTCATTGTCCGCTTGTTGTTCCAAAGTTAGATTAATAGCGCTATCCATTGACGGCGTACCGTCTTGGAATGTAACACCCGGCTTCAAGAATATATTTGCTCCCGGTGTTGTGCTTTTCTTTTCGATCGTTTTCTTATCGTGTTCATCTATTTGACCTTGCCAGAACTTAACACCTAAAGACTGTTGATTAACAACGTGCATACGTTGGCTTCTGTTTTTATTCTTTTCACGTTGAGCGTCTTTGAGATCACGCACCACGCCGGCTGGTTCTAGTTCATCATCTATTAATTCACCCGTATAGTAGCAATATTCACGCACTAGCGGGAATTTACCGTGCTTATAAGGACTTTCGCCCTCTTCTAGTAGCACACTATCGGAGAATGTTGCATATCTGATTTTAGTATCTGGTATGCTAGTAGGTTTCTTTCCTGTAGCCAGTAACACAACAAATAGCGGGTTGTTTTCATCAATTAGGCCCTCTTTTGTCATGTATACATTCTTTTTGCCGTATTCCTTGTACCAGTATTGAACTACACGAACTTTTTTATACTTTTCGTTATACCACAACGCTTCACCGTTAACGGTTTCAATCGCACCGGCTTCTAGTTCTGTATCGTCATATTTATGACTCAACATATCAATTTCATTAGCTTTATCCGGATATACCTGTTTTAGCTTTCTTGTGCTTTCCCAACTATACCGGCCAACGAATTGCGCATCGCTTAAATTTTCTTCTGTGCTTTCCGGATCAATGAACACATCAAAAGGAGAAACACGGTCGATTTTAATTGCACCGTCTAATTTTTGGTAATCAAATTCATAGCTTACCCAGTAGTTGGCTAAACCGCATATGATTTTATCTCGGAAGCATTTACCTTTATTGCGTTGATAGTGTGCGCGGTCTAAGCAGTATTTTGTAATACCTTTCGCAACGCGGCTTATTCTATCATCTTCTTCGCTACGTGGTAAGAAGTCCGGTTCTGTTTCGTTTTGTGATGCATAACCGCACAACAGATTAACAGTTGCCCGTATTCTATTGATTGTAATCACAGGACGACCAGCATCACGCATCTTTTTTAAGTCGGCATCTTCCCATTGTTTGCCTTGCATAAATGCATAATCTTCGGCAGCATTTTGCCGCCAGTTCGACGTAGCACTTAATGCACTTTTAACATTCGCTTTCGCTTCGTATATATCAAATGTTTGTTCTATATCCATTATTCCACCATTTCAGAACCATATATCATATCGTACATTTGTTCTATTTGCCATTGTGGCATTGCCTGTGCAAATTCTGCTAATTCTTCATCGGTGTATTTCGCCGGAATAATCACTCCTTTTTCTTCACGTTCGCCGTATTCCGACTTTAACACCTTATAGGCGTAATCTCGTAACGCCTTTTCACTCATACGCCCCATGCAGTACCTTCCCCTTCTATATCATCATCATATCTGTAACCGTCATTAAATGGTTTCTCCGGTTTCTTAGGTGTAATAGGTCTACTCATACAAAAATACCTAAACTCATCATATGCATGATCTTCTTGCGTTGTATCAACATCTTCCGGCTTGCTTTCGTCATATACTAATTCCGGTAGTGTTCTTAGAATATGCTTACACGTAGAGAAGAATTTGATTTTCTTCTCCCTTAGATAGGTATGAACCATCATCTTCCCCGGAATACGTTCAGAATTAGACCGAGTAAAGTTAATTCCATGACGTGCAAATATCTCCGCGATAGACTCACCTTGAATACTCCACTTCATGCGGTCGTCTTTCTGCCATATCGCTCTATCAGCTATATCATATGCATAGGTTTCACCCTCGCTTAATCTAGCCATTTCGGCGGCGACTTCATCCGGTGTTAGTTTCAAACCCACATCCGGCTCACCTGTGCAGCCGTAATATTCACGATAGCAATGCGCTACACCTTCATAATCAATAGCGTACCAATGAATACTAAACGGTTTACTAAAACCCCAGTCCATTGAACGAACCCGTGTCCAGCCTTGCGGAATTTCAAAAGGTTCTTCTACATGTACACTTCGATTGAATTCAGTGAATACTTGTCCAATAAATACATCCCAATCGCCATACAAGAACGCTTTCTTTTCCTGTTCTGGTAATGCTTCCAAACGCTTTACATAGTTAGGGTCATTTTTCATTAATACGTAATTGTCGTATACCTGAGCCGGGATAAACACCTTTTCGAGTCCTGTAGTCTGATCAATCACAGTTTTCTCACCGTAATTTGTAGCTTCTACATATTTACGTTTCACCCAACCATGTCCACGGCCACCGGGGTTACAACTACCACGAAAACGAACAGGAAACCCTTTGGCACTACGAAGGCAAGCCGTTAATAATTCGGCCGTGCGTTCCGTATGTTTGGTTAATTCGTCAATTCCTAGATAATCAAATTCTTGCCCTTGATAACCCTCGGCATCTTTGTCATTCTTCACATAACGGAACAATACTTGACTGCCATTCTTTAATGTCGCTATGTGTTTCTGGTCGGAATACTTATATAATTCCGGCGGTACGCTTCGTATCCATTCACGGATAACATTGGCTTCTAAATTCGGATATGTTTCACGGAATATATAACAATGGCTACCCGGATAGGTTAAGGCGTAAATAAGCACATCCATAATCAATGACTTTGTTTTTCCACCACCACGAGCGCCACCATACACCGCATACGGTGCCGTTGTATTGTGGAATATATTTTGTTTTTCGTTTGGCTTATAGTCAATCGTTATTTCCATTTTTGATAGATTTATACAAAAAATGAGATATATCGCCGTGGATATACCCCATATTCTGATAGATTTATACAATTCTCCGTTATTCTTTATTCATTCCTGTAAATACTACTTTAATAGGTTCGCCGTCTGTTCCGCTGATTTCTTGCTTATCTGTAAATAGCTTATAGCGTTTGCCAATCAGTTCAGCCGCTTTTAGTCTATCATTCAACGCCGGATCTAGTCCAAACTGGTCTGGAATATCACCACGCATCGTACTAGATAAAAACTGCATTACCTCGTCAGTATCAGCAATGCTATTTTCTTTCATTTCTGCTAGTCTTTCGTCAATATATTGTTTAACATCAACTTTTTTCAACAGTCGATTTCCAGCCGAATACGCCGTTCGTGCGCTATAACCAGCCTTTATCGCTGATTGTGTGGCGTTCGTAGTCTTTAGCCATTCTTCGGCAAACACTAACTCTTTAGGCTTTAATTTAATACTACTCACTACGTTCACCACCTTTCAACACATTAACTAGATATAATAACAACTCATGCGGCTTTAATGTATCGTATTCAGCCACTTTTTTAAATAACTGCCCCTCTTTGAATGGGTTTTGTTCATACTTCTTTGGGAACGCTCTTGCATATTCTGCTTCGCTATACATGCGGCTTACGATATATACTTTAAACGGCTTATCCCACTTACTCCATGATTGGCGAGTATCAATAACATACCTTAAACCCTTTTTAACTTGTAATGCCGTAATCACCTTTTTAATTTTAGGCATGTAGTTCATTGATATTCACCCCCTATCGCAATATATTGTTATCTTTGCTTTTCATTCTTCTATGTGATCGCTGACATATTCCAGCCGTTTGCTTAGATACGTGTTTGCTAGTGCAATATGTTTGGCATCGTCCGTTATATTCGATTGTTTCAGCCGTGCATATGCCATGCTTATCATTGTTTAAGCAATGCTTTCTATCGCAATGAATTTGCGTCATATTGCTTTCCTTTCCAATAATCACATTACACATTTCGTGTAATTTTAAAAATACGGTTGACGCGTCGCGGTAACCGTGTTATACTCTAATCAAGGTAAGGGAAACGAACCCCAATAGTTAATCACAAGGAGAAATAAAAATGTACACATTAAAAGACTTGAACTCAAATCAAACTTGGAACTTCGATAACCAATCACAAGCATCTGAATTTATTTCAACTATGTCATTCGGTTTTGAATGGCAATTACTAGACAATAACAATCAAGTTATTGCAACTCACATTTATGAATAAGGAGATTAAATAATGCCCACTTCAAACAACAAAATAAAAGAGGCCCGTTTAAAAGCGGGTCTCACTCAAAAGGCTGCTGCTGAATATTTAGAAATGCCGCTCCGTACCTTCCAAGATTGGGAATACGGTTCTAACGCCCCTAAATATGTAATCAATATGGCGGTTAAAATGTTAAATGCAATTCAAAAGAATAAATAGGAGAATAAAACAATGCAAATGACAATTCAAGAAATCAAGAACGCGATCAAATACAACGAACTTAATAACATTGAAACACTTCAAGCTACCTATACAGGTATCAAACACAATAATGACGGCATAATTCAAACACTAGGTTATGACGATTTAAGTAACATTGTTATGATGCTTCGTTATATAGCTGAAAAGTGCGAACTGCTCCGCCAGCGTACCAACTCTATATATGATGCATTCGCCGCTTTTAATCTGCGCGAAACAATATTCGATACTATAGATGAGTATCAACAAGAAATGAATAATCAAATACGTCAAATAGTAGCCGCTAGATAATAGCGGCTTTTTAATTACTCAAAACCAAACACGCCAGCAATTAAAAGTTTCCTACGTTCTACATCTTGTGCAAAACGCATGCAGCATGTTCAGTTTTCAATAATCAAATGTTACTTTTATACAAGAAATGGGATATATCACCGTGGATATACCCCATTTTATTTTAGTCTTATTCATTTTTATTGTATGTTCTAAACAAATACCGGCAATCTATGAAATCGTACAAATAGTTATGATATTAGAAAGTACATATTTAACAAGGATCGTATCTCAAATAGCATGTGTTCGTGAAAGGAATTTAACGCCGGTATCTGTTTACAACACACAAGGGGAACGTTTATAGTTCCCCACGGTGTCGTATGTTTAATAGGAGAATTTAGTCAATGTCGTTCAAAGCTACATATGACACTATAATTATACTATATTATGCTTTTCCGCATGTTTCCGATATAGTCCGATATATTCCGACTTTTACCGTTTTTGCGGTATGCATGCTTGGGTAATATGTATGGTGCAAATAATACCCAACCTTGATGAGTCCAGCTGTCTTTAATTCGCTTGCTTGCGATTTTTCTAGGTCTGTAAAGTATCTAGCATGTTTAGCACTTTTACCGTCAACATATTCACGCATCAATAATATATTTTCCTTGCCTTTAGTGCATGTGTTGATGATATCCGCTGCGGTTTCCCGTTCATCAATCAACGCCCCTATTTCCTTTTGTACTGTATCACGCTTACTTTCTAGGCGTATAATTTGTTGCTCCAGTCCGCCCGGTGTTCCGCCACCTGTTAGGCGTTCCTTTGAGTAATCAACCGCCCCTATCGTTACGATATCAGATTGTACATGCTTTAGATCTTCTTTCAATGATTTAATTTTCATTGAGATTAATTTAATCGGTTCTAGGTACTCTTTGGCTAATTCTCTGTATTCTTTATCCGTCATATATTCCCCTTTATTTCATGTTCTTAACTGTTTCCCCTAACATGTTTAAATAGTCCTGTAGGTTACCTTTGATAGCATCATTCACTAATTGGATGTTGTCTGTTGTTACGTAGTGAGCCAATAACATTTTATACATCATATCTTTTGTAGGTACAAATATACAAATTACTAGCGATACTAGCCACGCCGTACCAATAATCTTTGCCCACCACTTTAACGCCGCAATATCTTCCTCTGGCATTTCATTTACACCAACATAACAAACGGCCAATATAAACATTGCAATACTTAGCAGCAAAAACAAGCCTTGATTAAGCACGTCAATATTGTGCAAGATCTCAATCAAATACAAATACATCGGATCAATAATAGGCATTATACATTTCCCCTTTCGCCTACAATGTTACTTTTTCAATTTCCGCCCTAATTTCAAGAATATTTAGATATTCCCCCATAGTAGCCTTTTGTTTGCGCAACAATTCAATAGGACAAGTAGGCTTAAATTCCAACGTTCCCGCATCGTATTTAACCAACATTTTATGAAGTTTATTATATCGTTCTTTTAATTCACTATATTCAATTCTAAAGCGTGTTTGCCATTCTGGCTCTTTGATTTCAGTTTGCTTCATATTTGCTAAATTTTGCTCCAGATTTTCAATAGATGTTTTTTCCCAAATTATAATCATTTTTACCTCTTCTTATTACTTACCAGTACTACCAATACCACCAGTACCGCGCACTGTTTCTGTTAATTCATCAACCTCTAACAACTTTAATGCGCCAACTGGTACAAGAATACCTTGCAACAATCTATCACCATTTTGGATTAAATACGCATCATCGCTGATATTTTTAAATATGCCTTTAATTTCACCGCGATAATCTGCATCAATCACGCCAAATGAATTTGGAATGACTAACGGAGTT